TCAGATACTATGACATTCGCATTGCAGAAGGCATCACTATCAGTGGTCAGCTAACAATTCGTTGGGCAGAGAAGCACCTTAACAAGTATATGAACCAGGTGCTCGGTACAGACAATCAAGATTATGTGATTGCCATTGATACTGACTCATTGTATATCAATATGGGTGGTCTTGTTGAAAAGGCTAAACCTAAAGATCCTGTTAAGTTCCTTGACCGCGTAGCAGAGGAAAAGATTGAGCCAATGCTTGATCTTGCCTATCAACAGTTGAAGGACTATCTCAACGGCTACGATCAGATGATGGTAATGAAGCGAGAGGTGATTGCATCTAAGGGTGTGTGGACTGGTAAGAAGCATTATGTGTTAAACGTACACAACAGTGAAGGTGTCCAGTACAAAGAACCCAAGCTCAAGATGATGGGTATTGAAGCAGTAAGATCATCAACTCCAGCTGTGTGTCGTCAAATGTTTAAAGATACACTCAAAGTTATTCTGGAAGAAAAGGAACCTCAAGTACAAAAATATATTCGAGATTTACGTGAAAAGTTTGCAAGAATGCCTATAGAGGATATTGCGTTTCCACGCTCTGTTAACCGGCTACCGTTCTATAAAGACAGTGTAACGCTGTTTAAGAAGGGTACACCTATACAAGTGCGCGCAGCTTTGACATACAATTTTTACGTGGATCAACATCAACTCAACAATAAATATGAGAAAATATATTCAGGTGAAAAGATAAAGTTCTGTTACCTGAAACAACCGAATAGGGTTCAAAGCAATGTTATTGCCTTTCCTCAAATCTTGCCTGAAGAGTTTGGTGTTCGCGAGCACGTGGATTACGACACCCAGTTTGAGAAGGCTTTTATTGAACCCGTCAAGAGTATTCTGGATGCTGTGGGTTGGGATGTAGAACCTAGAGCAACCTTGGAGGCGTTTTTCTAATGAGCGACAATATCCACAACGCGTTCGACTTTGGATTCAGTCTTGTAGATGAAGAAGAACTGGAAGCAGTCCAGAGTGCGCATCAACAAGTTCAATCTACTTCTGCCACAGCTGCAGAACTAGAAGCTAGACTCACTCGTCTATATGACGCGTTTCAACCATTGCTTAACAACCTAAAAAAGAGTAGCAACAAGGAATACGTATACTGGCCCGATCGGTATGAGAAGATCGAGGCATTCCAAGATATGCTCGACGGAATCTACAAAGGCCAGTAATGGGTCTCCTAACTCTTGTTATGGCGCTTGCTATATCTGGTGTAGCAGCGTGGTACAGCATTGCTGGGCTGGTTGCTATATTCTCCGGAGCAGCTACCGCAATTATTATAATGGGTGGTGTGCTAGAGGCCGGTAAGTTAGTTACTGCTTCTTGGTTGTATAATAACTGGAAAGAAGTACCGTTCTTACTAAAGTCCTATCTCACTACGGCCGTAGTTGTATTAATGTTAATCACCTCTATGGGTATCTTTGGCTTCCTGTCAAAGGCACACTTGGAACATTCTATATCAGTAGGTGGCACAAATGAATTACAAATCTCTAACTTGGAAAGACAGATTGCGAGACAGCAGTCAATCATTACAGATGCAGAAACGGTACTCTCGCAATTGGATCAACAAGTCGCTGTACTCATTGAGTATGACAGAATTCGTGGCCCTACAGGTTCGATTGCGGTCCGCGAAAGTCAATCGGAAGAGAGGGGTCTTCTCAACGAGACGATCGATGCTGCGTATATTCGAATCGATGGACTCCAAAAAGATCTCACGCCGCTGCAACAGGAAAAACTGGCTATAGAGGTCGAGGTTGGTCCTTTAAAGTACATCGCTGAGTTAATCTATGGTGATCAAGCTCGTGACTTTTTTGACGAAGCCGTACGTTGGGTTATCATGCTTATTGTGTTTGTATTTGATCCACTTGCTGTACTTTTGCTCATAGCAGCTAATATGACTTTAACTAAACCTAAGTCTCCAAAGCCACTGAAAGAAATAGACGCTGTAGTTGTCAATGAGATAGACGATGACTGGCTAACAGAAAGAGTTGCAGTTGAAGAAGATGAGCCCACTGACGATTACGAGGTTACCGAGTGGCAAGTTGTTAACACCACCACTTCAAAAGAGGAGCTAAAAAGTTTATTAAAGAGTGTTGATCAAAAGCTGGTAGACCTGTATACTCACCGGAACACTTTAGAAAACAAACAAGAGAAGCGTTCACTGCAACGCTTAAAGAAAAAGATTATTGACAAACTGAATAATGAGGAATCCAATGAGTGACTTCTTTCGTGACATTGTAAAACAACTTAATGATGAAAACACCACCATCGCCGAAGATGGATTAGCCAGTGCTGAGTACAGTGGTAACATCGATACTGGTAGTTATATTTTAAACGCTGCACTTAGCGGTAGTATCTACGGTGGCGTACCTAACAATAAGATCACAGCATTTGCTGGTGAGTCTGCAACTGGTAAGACCTTCTTTGTCATGGGTGTAGTTAAGAAGTTTCTTGACGACCATGAGACTGGAGCCGTGTTCTACTTTGACACAGAAGCAGCTGTAACTAAAGAGATGATGAAGCAGAGGGGCATTGACACTAATCGAGTAATCATTAGTGAGCCAGATACTATTCAACGGTTCCGTCACACAGCACTACAGATCCTAGATAACTACAATAGTACGTCTGGTGAAAAGCCTCCGATGCTTATGGTGCTTGACTCACTTGGTCAGCTTTCAACTACTAAGGAAGTAGAGGACACTGCATCAGGTAGTGAGACTCGTGACATGACTAAGGCCGCTACTCTCAAAGCTACGTTCCGAGTACTTAACCTGAAGCTAGCCAAAGCTAATGTACCGATGCTGGTTACTAACCACGTATACGAAGTTGTAGGATCATATATCCCAACTAAAGAGATGGCTGGTGGTAGTGGTCTCAAGTACACTGCATCTCAGATCTGCTTTCTGTCAAAGAAGAAGGAAAAGGATGGTAAAGATGTAATCGGCAACATCATTAAGGTTAGGATGGCCAAGTCTCGTCTTACAAAAGAGAACAAGTTGGTAGAGGTACTGCTTACATACGACAAGGGTCTTGATAGGTACTATGGTCTTCTTGAGCTTGCTGAGAAGTATGAGATTGTAAAGAAGGTAGCTAACCGATTTGAGATGCCTGATGGCACAAAGGTATACGCTAAGGCGATCTTGAAAGACCCGACAAAGTACTTTACAGAAGACCTGCTTGCTCGTATCGACGAAGCTGCTCAGATGGAGTTTACATACGGCTCCAACGACGACTATGAGATTGAAGAAGACGAACTTGCAGTATGACACCCAAGTACGCCATCCTTGAAGCAAAGGATGATGACAGCGTTTGTCCTATAATGATAGTTGAAGGTGAATACGAGAATGTAGTATACACCTACGATGTAGTAAAGATATCTGATGACGGTGTTCTTTCTTACACATACAACATTCTTAGGGGTGAGGCAAGCGGTAAACATTTCGAAAATACACTAGGTGACATTCTAGTGCAGATGATTGAGGATAAAGTTTTTGATGACGATAGAGACGAACATTCTTAGTCAGCTAATTCACAGTGAGCAGTACGCTCGTAAAGTACTTCCGTTCTTAAAAGAAGAATACTTCCAAACTATTACTGATCGGTTACTTGTAACTAAGATCAAAGATTATATGGAAAAGTATAATGTACCTCCATCTAAGGATGCATTGTACATTGAGTTAGAGAATACTGATTCACTAAGTGAGGCTGACTATAGCAACACCGTATCACAAGTCGAGCAGCTAAAGCAAGACGACGACGTAAATGAACAATGGCTTATTGATAAGACTGAAGAGTTCTGTCAAGAGAAGGCTGTGTACAATGCCATCATGGAATCGATTCATATTATCGATGGTAAGAGTAAGAGCAAGACCAAGCAAGCTATTCCACAAGTACTATCGGAAGCACTTGCTGTGTCTTTTGATAATCACATCGGACACGACTTCATAGAAGATTATCAACAACGATTTGACTTTTACCATCATAAAGAAGAACGAATACCTTTTGATCTTGACTATATGAATAGAATCACTAAAGGTGGTCTTCCTCGTAAATCTCTAAACATCATCCTGGCTGGTACTGGTGTTGGCAAGTCTCTCGCTATGTGTCATTTTGCTGCTAGTAACATGATGGAAGGTAAGAATGTATTGTACATAACAATGGAGATGGCAGAAGAGAAGATTGCAGAACGTATCGATGCAAACTTACTTAACGTCAAGGTCGATGAGCTCATTAACCTTCCAAAGGATATGTACGATAAGAAGATAGATGATCTTCGGCAGAGGACTCCTGGTCGTTTAATTATCAAAGAGTATCCTACTGCATCAGCTCACTCTGGACACTTCAGACATCTAATCAACGAATTAAAGATAAAGAGAAACTTTAGTCCTGATATCATCTATATAGATTATCTGAACATATGTAGCAGTAGCAGAACAAAGGCTATAGGAGGCACTATAAACTCCTATACATTCATAAAAGCAATAGCAGAGGAGCTGCGTGGACTTGCTGTCGAAAAGAACGTACCAATCGTCTCAGCCACTCAGACAACTCGTTCTGGATTCAGTAGTAGTGATTTAGGATTAGAAGATACGTCAGAGTCTTTTGGACTACCAGCTACAGCAGATTTTATGTTCGCTATTATTAATAGCGACGAGTTAGAGCAGCTTGGTCAGCTAATGGTCAAGCAGTTAAAGAACAGATATAATGATCCAACCTTGTTTAAAAGATTTGTTATTGGTGTCGATCGTGCTAAGATGAGACTGTATGATGTTGAGCAAACCGCACAAGACGATATTGTTGATGACCGTCCAGTAATGGACAACACAGAGGTTGGTAAAAGTCTGAATGCAAGTTTTGGTAAACCTAAAAAGGACTTTAGTGATTTATTTGCATAACAACAATAAGGAAACTAGATGCACGTCCGAGTTTTATTTACATGCAACGACGAGTTACGAAAGGCATTGAATCATTATCATGGAAGAACCGGTTTAGCAAGTATGAAAGAAATGAAGAGTTGGTTTTATCAATATGGTCATTCTAGAGATATAGAGCTACTGGGGAAGTTGAGAGAAAACAAATAAATGAAAGTATTATTAGTAGGTGAGTTGTGTAACGACGAGTATGTCTACTGTGACGTCAATAGGGTAAGTCCAGAAGCACCTGTTCCTGTTGCTGACATAAACTGGATTAGCAAAATGGATGGTATGGCTGGTAATGTTGCCAACAACCTTCGTGCCTTCGGTATTGATGTTCTTCATTATCGTAACAGAGCTGACCAAGGTATTAAGAAGGTAAGGTACGTTGATATTAAATCCGGTCATCATCTGCTTAGAGTAGACACCACACATCCAAACATTACTCCTTTTGATGTAAGAAAAGTAAGCCATGATCTTGAACAGTATGATGCAATTGTAATTAGTGATTACAACAAAGGGTATGTTACTTACGAAGCAGTTCAGCAACTGCGTACATTATTCAATGGTCCTATCTTGATAGATAGTAAGAAGGATGATCTTGGCCAGTTTGAAGGATGCATTGTTAAGATTAATGAGGATGAGTACAACAAAGCTAAATCGTTACCCCGCTCAGTGATTGTAACTCTTGGTAGCAAAGGTGCAATGTACAACGAGCAAGTGTTTCCATCTCCATCAGTCGAAATGTTTGATGTGTGTGGTGCAGGTGATACTTTCCTCGCTGGTCTCACATATAAAATACTTCAAGGCGAACCAATAGGTCCTTGTATTGAATATGCAAACAAGTGTGCAGGCATTGCCGTACAGCATAGAGGCACATACACTCTACGTAAAAAAGATATTGAGTCATTATGAAGATTCTCGTTACTGGTTATAAAGGTTTCATTGGTAGTCACGTATACAAATATCTTGTTGAAGAAGGACATGATGTAGTTGGTTATGATTGGGATGAAAGTTATGGGTGTCTACCATACGTAAGAGATCTAGAATGGGTAATCCATCTTGGTGCCATTAGCAGTACTACTGAGAGAGACGTATCAAAGGTATTTGCTCATAATTATGACTTCTCCATCAAGCTATACAACGAATGTTGTGCGTATGGTGTTAGCATGCAGTATGCATCTAGTGCAAGTGTGTATGGTGACTTAAAGTCTTTTTCAGAAGATAGTGATTGCAGGCCTCTTAATGCTTATGCTTGGTCTAAGTATATGTTTGATCGTTATGTAAACAATATCGATATCTGTAACAAAATTACATGCCAGGGTTTCAGATACTTTAACGTGTACGGTACTAATGAAGAACACAAAGGTGATCAAGCATCTGTGTTCACCAAATTCAAGAACCAGGCTATCAAAGAAGGTAAAATTAGCTTATTTGAAAACAGTGAAAACTACAAACGTGACTTTGTTTGTGTAGATGATATAGTACAAGTACACAAGCAGATGCTTTGGAAGAAAGATCGTGGTGTGTTCAATGTTGGTAGTGGAACTGCTACTAGCTTTCAAAAGGTAGCTGATCTTTGTAGTAAACGACTTGGTGTGCCTATTGAATATATTCCAATGCCTGATAATCTCAAGAATCAATACCAGGAATACACCAAAGCAGATATTAGCAAACTAAATAGTATTATCGATATAAAGTGGACTACTCCTAAACAGTGGATAGATACTAACTTAGATGCAGTTGAAGATATCAGAAAATCAACTTATACCTAATCCTACAATCACCAAGCCGGTCGATTGTGATCTCTTGCTACAAGCAGATCATCGTTACTTTGACAAAGACGGTTACGAACTAAACTACCAAGAAAGATTGTTCCATAAGAACAGTGGTGTCATTATAGACGAAGGCCATCTGTTTCATACCGCTAATCACGTATCGTGGTTTTACGATAAAGAAGAAAGTCAGAATCTATTGGTACTTGATCACAGTACACAAAACATGAGATGGAACTATACTGGCGCGGCTCGTGAACAAATACAAGAGCTTGCTGTCCACAAGCCATCTTTAAACAAACTACTTGGCGTTGTGCAAAAATGGGGCATTGACTTTAGTCTTGACTATGTGTATACTGGGCACTGTTTAGAAGTGTTCCATATCGAAGCGGACTATTTGAATTACGATGAAGCCATGGTAGATAAAGAGAAAGCAGAGCAGTTGATCTTAAACACTGATTGGTGGGATGGTGCTCGTTGTTTGTTACGTGACTCTAAGAAGTGGTCACATTTGAATAGTGATGATCAAGCGGACTACAAATCCAAGTACTTTGGATGGAAACGAGCTTTTGATAATAGAAAGGTGTTTAACTTTGCGGCTTGAAGGCTTAGTTGAAAAAGGTTGGGGGCACGAGTTCATATTTGCTACAAACGATAAGTACTGTGGCAAGTTGCTCAAGTTCAATACTGGATCAAGATTCTCAATGCACTTCCATGATGAGAAGGATGAGACTTGGTTTGTGTTGGAAGGTAAATTCTTAGTCAAGTACATTAATACTCTTAACGCTGATCTCAATGAAATTATATTGAATAAAGGTGACACGTGGCGTAACGAACCACTGGAACCTCATCAGATTATTTGTTTAGAGGAAGGTACTATTATTGAAGTGTCTACCCCGGATAGTGTAGAGGATAACTATCGGGTTTGGCCTGGCGATAGCCAGAATGGAGATAGTTATGAAGAAGAGAAGTTACGACCAGACGGTAGTTGACCAGCTCAAAGGAAGCGTCCATATTGAACATACTTTAGCTAAGCAAGGCTCGCTTCAGCTACGCAAGTTGTTTTCTGAGAACCCATACATAAACACTTTCGGCGCCTATAATGGGCAGCAGGCGGTGCAGCATGTCAAAGCCGGTCTCAAAGCCATTTACGTTAGTGGGTGGCAAGTCGCAGCAGCAGCAAACTCCACGGATGAAACTTATCCTGACCAGAGTCTGTATGCTGTCAACTCTGTTCCTAATGTCGTTCGTAATATCAATAATAGCTTTCGTCGACAAGATCAAATCTCTGTATCGGAAGGTGGTGACGGCTTTCCGTTCGCACCTATCGTGGCTGATGCAGAGGCAGGCTTTGGAGGCGCACTTAACTCTTATGAGCTTGCAAGGAATCTCATCGAGGCAGGAGCGGCAGCGGTACATTTCGAAGATCAACTCGCATCTGAAAAGAAGTGCGGACATCTGGGCGGAAAAGTACTTATACCTACTAGTCAGGCTATTCGCAATCTTAATGCTGCTAGGCTTGCTGCTGACGTGGCCGGGACCGACACCCTGGTCATTGCCAGAACCGACGCAGAGTCAGCTAGACTACTAACTAGCGACATCGACGAGATTGATCGTAAGTTTATTAAGAACGGTAAGCGCGCTTACGAAAAAACCTTACGCACTCCTGAAGGCTACTATGAGATTGAAGGTGGTCTTGCGATGGGATGTGAGCGTGGACAAGCGTATGCAGAGTATGCTGACCTCGTGTGGTGTGAAACTTCTAAGCCCTGCCTACACGAAGCAAAGCGATTCGCTGATGCAGTGAAAGGTGCTGTGCCAGATGCTATGCTTGCATACAACTGCTCTCCTTCATTTAACTGGCGACAGTCTATTCCTGGTGACCAAGAACTTCAAGACTTCCAATGGGAGCTTGGTAAAATGGGATTCAAGTTTCAATTCATTACACTTGCTGGCTTCCACGCTACAAACTATTCTGTGTTTGACTTTGCTCGCAAGTACAAGAAAGATGGGATGTTTGCTTACTCTAGGTTACAGGAGATGGAGTTTGCAGCTCAGTCAGATGGATACACAAGTGCTAAGCACCAGCGTGAAGTTGGTGTCGGGTACTTTGATATTATAACTAATGCATTGGGGGCCTCTACTGCCGGGTTGGCAGGATCAACAGAGACGGAGCAGTTCTAATGAAACCTACACCACTTTCAAGCGATGTGATGTTCTTTTGTTTAGTAATTGCTATTGTCTGTACTGCATGGAGCTTGTAAATGTTTAAGTCAATTGGTTTTTGGATCTACGATCTATACAACTTCTTTTTTAACTTAAAGATGAATCCATTGAGATTTATCCCTAATGCTTTTACACAGTTTATTCTTATGTTTTACCTATCTGTAATGTGGACGGTAGTGTTTACGTTGTGGATGGGACACTCAATCTATTTTGGTATTGGAAGTGTAGGTGGCCACTTACTTATAGTTGGCGCTTTCTTTATCACGGCATTAACATTTCAAGATGCTGAAAAGAATGGTCATCTTTGGGTCAAACGGATGCCTTTGCCTGATCCTAAAAAGAACAAATGTGTGTGGGACTTGGAGAAAGAAGGATGAAAGAAAAGTTACTAAAAGCAGTTAAAGCCAAACACCAAGCAGTGATGGAAGAAGCACTTGTTAACATTGAAGTATATGAGAACAGTGTTGGTATTGGTGAGCACCCAGACTTGGTCGGTGCTGTTGAAGACCAAGTTGATAAGTACGTTCACGCCTTAGAAATGGTAGAGGGTGTAGACAAGATCCTTCACTCATTAAGCTATGACTAAAATTTTTGTTTGGTATTGGATTATAAGTCCAGTTGTATTATACTTCGGTATGCTGTATGGTGATTACCTTGACGGTGAGTACACACCACCTTGGCAAAAGAAAAAGAACGGAGTTAATTCAGGAGCAAAATTCGGATGAGTGAAATAGTAATGTGGGCGTTGCTGGTACCAGCCGCTATATTGTTTCAAGCATTACTCATAGCACTTGTCCTTGATTGGAGTTCACACGATGAATAAAATTTTACTAGGTTTAGTAACATTGTTACTCGTTGGTTGTGGTCAGAATGATCCAGGCTTAGCAAAGCAAGTGGGATTGTCAAAAAACCAACTTGCTGATATTGAAGCAAGGATATGCTCATACGATGGTAACGATTGCTTCCTTCCTATTATGGCACTTAACGTCGAAGGAGGGATGCAAGTTGCAGTTGTAGATTCACTTCCGGGTGAGGCCAAGTATGCTGCTTGTGGTGCATGTCATGGCGCACAAGGTGGAGGCGGTGTTGGTCCTGCATTAGCAGGTCAGACCGTAGAGTACATTGTCGGCCGACTAAACCAATATAAAGCAGGTGAAAAGGTTGGTAACCAAAGTAACCTTATGTGGGGTCAGGCAGCAGGACTTTCTGATCAAGACATAAACGAACTAGCGGAGTATATTGTAACGCTATGAAAATAGATAAAGAATTTATTAAAGACGTTTGGAAGCACGACAAGTATTTTTGGATCTTTTTATTCGTTATGTTCCCTCTGATGATGTATGCGAATTACGCGTCATGAAGAATGTGTTTGCAAAATCCATGACGACGTTCTTTCGGTTCTTTGCCGATACGTTCTTTGCTAAACGATATGGCCACCGTGCTGTAGTACTTGAGACCATTGCTGGTGTTCCTGGTATGGTTGGTGGTATGCTTATTCACCTCAAAAGTCTAAGACGACACGAGAGAGGATACGGTCCACAGATAAGAGAACTGTTAGCCGAGGCAGAAAATGAGCGTATGCATCTCATGTTTTTTATTGAGATTGCTAAACCGAATTGGTTTGAAAGACTGCTGATTGTAACAGCTCAGTTTGTATTTTTGTTATTCTATACAATCCTCTATCTTATCTCTTCAAGTACAGCTCATAAAATGATAGCATACTTTGAAGAGGAGGCAGTCAAAAGCTACACTGAGTATCTGGAGCTAATTGAATCTGGAGAAATTGAAGACGTTCCTGCTCCACAGCTTGCAATTGAATACTATGGTCTCAAACGCACTGCTACTCTTAGTACCATGGTTATGAGTGTACGAGATGATGAACGCAAGCACAGCAAAGTCAATCATAGGATGGCTGGATTCTAATGGATGCTGCTCTGATTGGAATTATTGTTATTATGACTTTACCAATGATTGGTCTTGGTATTACTTATTACCTATCTTACCTTTCTTCGGAGTCTGTTAGAGAGGATGATTAATGGACTCCATAAATCTCGTCCTATCTAACCGTTGCCAAGCAGCGTGTGTTTGGTGCCCAAGCACTAGAGGCACTAAACAAAAGTACGATATGCCTTTTGAGCTTGTTGAGCGGATTGTCGAAGAAGTAACAAGCGAGTCGTTTCCATTTGAGATAAAATCTGTTAGACTTAGTGAAAACGGTGAGGCTATTCTTAATCACGACTTCTTTAAGATAGCTAGGTACATAAGAGAAAAGCTACCAAATAGTCGTATTGACCTAATGAGTAATTTCTTGTCTCTGGACAAGGACAAGTCTGCTATTATTGTTAAAGAAAGACTTGTGGATGCTCTTACAGTCAACATTGATGGCCACGACAAAGAAAGCTACGAAGCTGTTAAACGTGTTGATTACGAAACAGTCATTCAAAATCTTAAAGACTTTAACTCACTTCACGTTCATCATGGCAGTACTATTGAGGTGTTAGTAAATGCAATGCCTTATTATGAGTATGATCAAGCAGTTAGATGGGTACTAAGAACTAAGCCACTTAATTATGTTGATCACAGAAGTGATAAGATTAGCAAGAAGATTGATAGGTCCACTAGGGCTGAAGATATTATAAAAAGGCATTACAGTGATGAAGTGCCTTACAGCAACTTCGATCTGGTGTTAAAGAGTCTTCATTTTCTTCATAACAATCCGTATATGAGATTCAAAAAATCTCGGCCAGGTTTATGGGCTGAACGTCAAAGTATTGCAGACGGAACTGCCAAGCCAGTTATGCAAAAAAATGAACTGTCGTGTCCCGAACTGCTCAGAGTAATGAACGAAGCATTTATTTCTCCAGCTGGAGATTGGTATCCATGTTGTTTAGATGATAACCAAGACATATCTCTTGGAAACGTATACGATAATACCATATTGGAAATCTACAATTCTGAGAAACGACAGACGTTTATTCAAATGCTAATAGACAAAAAGTTTGATGAAATTGGATATCCTTGTAATACTGTTGAGGCTTGTCAAACTATTGTATTCAATGACGTAAAGGATTATTGTGAGTAGAACAGCCAACAAAGTACTTACTAACGATGATGAGATGCTCGATGATGTCGTCATTCAAACCGATAGCGGCAACGAGTACTCTGTTGGTGAGATCAAGCATTCAAACAGGTTACTAAAAAGTGTAACACCAAAGTACACTATCGACTGGTATCTTAAATGGTTCAGCAGTCTTGTAGTACTAGCTGCAATGAGTATCAGAGGTATCGAGGAGCTGATCTACTACGATCTGATATTAAGCATCGTTGGTATCACAGGATGGCTTGCTGTATCGGTGCTTTGGAAAGATCGAGCACTGATACTACTTAATGGTGTTGGCCTCATTATGTTTATGAACACTCTGTTTACCAAATACTTGTTCGTGACATGATTGTGTGTATCTGTAAAGGTGTGTCTGATTCTACTGTCCGTGAACTTCTTAACCACATTGACCTGTCCAAAGTAAAAGAAGTAACTGGAGCAAGTACTCAATGTGGAACGTGCAGCCAGCTACTTGAACTTATAGCCAGTGAAAGTAAGAACGACAAATAGTTGTTGACTAAATCCGTCACTGCCCTGATAATGGACGACATGAATGGGCACACCCGTTCATGTTTTTTTGTTTAGTTACATAGGAAATGATTATGTCTATTTTTGACAAAGTGTTTAACGTACTGGTAGTTGAAGGCCGTGAGGCATCTGCAAAGCAAATGGCCAGCTGGTTTGGTACTACAACCAACACCATCGCTGCTCGAGTCTCTGAGCTTCGTACTCAGGAAGGCTTCGCTATCTACGCTAACAAGCGTACCGACAGCAAAGGACGTACTTCTACGTTCTACCGCGCTGGTAACCCCACTCGCGCCGTTGTAGCTGCTGGCTACCGAGCTCTTGCTGCGTAAGAGCCACCCCTCAAGGCCGCAATCAGTGCGGCCTTACCCTTATTCCTTTTCTGCCTTTTTGTAGCTTTTTTATATGCAAAATGGTTCTAAAAAAGTTAGTCTCTAACCCCTTGATTCTACTGGGAAATAAAACTCCTTTTAGATCAAGGGGTTACTGCTTGACAAATACATCCGTAGACCTGATAATGTCCCCATTGAATGAGAGATCGCCTGGAGGGCATATGAGTATTCGTAATGAGATCAAAGAGTTGTTTGTTCGCGCTTCGCAGAACAATGATAACATCTTTGATGGCAAGATTGATTGGGGCTTTGTCGAAGCAGATGTTATGATTGAACTCGGCGTTGACCGTATCATCGAAGAGATGGGTTCGCTTGAAGCATTTTACCCTTTGTTTGACTCACTTGTAGAGGCTGCGTAATGGAAAGACTGTTTGAATTTAAGAACACGATTGACGACTCACCTAAGACTGTCGCTCGTCACTTTATGAAGAAGTATCGTCCTGCTCTTCTTGCTAAGAAGAAGCATCGTATGACTGCTGTGAAGCTGACTGATGATCAGATGGCTAACATTGGTGATCAGATCATCAAGCAAGCTCGAGCTAAGGGTAGTAAGCGTACCATGGCTTTCGACATGTACCATGCTGGTGCATCTGCTGCTGACGTTTCTAAGACGTTGTGCATCACTTATGCTAACGCTCACTACTACAAGCGTGCGTTCAAGAAGGAGTTCGGTTAATGCCTAAGAAGTTGGATCCTGCTGTACAGAAGGTGCTTGATAAGATGTTGGTCAAGCCAACTGCTACTTTTGACAACCACACGCTGGAATATGCTAAGGGTGTAGCTGACGGTTCTATTAAGGTTAAATACTTCAGGGCAAGTGACATTCCTGAGAAGAAGCCTACACCCGAGGCTTTCAAGAAGAAGCACAAGAAGGCAAAGACCAGGGCAAAGCAAAAGTCTGTCTATAGGTCAAGTCGACGCATTCCTTCTGAGTACAGCCATGATGATATGGTTCCTACTATAAATGGAGGTATACTCAGAGGGTACTCTCGGCAAGATGTCATACGAGCTCTTGTTGAGAATTTTAGGGTTTCAAAGCATAGTGCTGGTTATCACTATGACAAGTTTGTTGGCAAGCGATAGGAAAAGTTATGAAAGACACATCAATCTATGCTCAAGCTGTTAAAAGGATCGAAGGATTCGTTAATCGGTTCAATGATCTTGATGATATCGACTTCGAAGACGACAGTGCTCTTTTGTCGGAAGCGATGAAAGCTATTGAAGGTATTGATGGCACTCTGTATGAGCTTACAGAGATGTTAGATCATAATCGGTACATCACGTGATGGAAAGGCTTTGGATCGACGTTTGGCCTGATCGGCCGTGGAACGAAGAGCGTGGTCATATCGACGATGATCCATACTTGTTTGTGGATCGCCACGTAACGATTCGTAAAGACGGTACACCTGTATTGGTCTTTGGAGTCGAGCAGATGGAAACCGAGTTGAGAGCATTACTGAATGCTGTAAGGAGAGGTGAACGATGAGCTTTGAGACGCTTCAAAAGAATCTTCGAGCTGAAGGTTGGTTTGTTGAATGGAACATGCCTTGCTGTCAATCCTGTGCTTGGTCTATGGTCAGTCACGAAGATATGTCTCGTGTCCTTTTCAATCACACACAAGATTGTGAGAACGAAGAGGACTGGGAGCCTGAGGTTATGTGTACTGAATGTTGGGGTCACGTTAATCACGATGAGTACGAAGAGGATTGTCCTGAGTGTGGTGGCTATGGTTATGTCGACAATTGCGAAGACATTCCAATTATGACACCTGAAGAAGCTGGCCGAAGTCTGTTTTGTTTTAACGGTGACAAAGAAGGTACCAAGAATCTGGTTGACATTCTTCCCTTGATCGAGGAGAGTGGATGTAACTGGTCTTGGGACAAGTGTGGTGGCACACGAATAGAGATCAGCTGGTAATTCTATGCTTCGGAGTATAGCGCAGCCTGGTAGCGCATCTGCTTTGGGAGCAGAGGGTCGTAGGTTCGAATCCTACTACTCCGACCAATTCAGGAAACTTTAATGACTTTTTTGTTAACTATTTTAGGTTTTGTAATTTTAGTTACTTGGTTAGTAATAAAGGACGAAGAATGATAGAACTCGATAACAAAATCCTATTGTCTGTACCTGGCTTTGATGTAGAGCTTGTTAGAAAGTACAATGCTTATGTTCGTAAGCGTACTCGTCAGGTAGCTACCGGTCGCGTCTCATATCGTAAGGATGGGTCACAAAACAAATGCTACCGAGCAGAATGGAACTTCAATGCTCGTAACGGTTATGGTATTGAGTTTAAGGATATCAAAGAAGCTCAGAAGTATTGTGAGCGTATCCAGAAGTCTAAGACGTATCGAGACCTTAATGGTACGTACACGTACGTTGTAGCTAAGAAGGACATGGGTAGCCGCTCAAGGTTTACTGGGATGGCCTATAACAATGGAAAGATCACTTTGTGTCCTCGTAACGGCATGAATCAGTACACTCTGCTACACGAGATGGCTCACCAGTGTGGTGCTCGTCACCACGATGTTAGGTTCAGACAGATCCTTGTCAAGCTAGTGTCTAGGTTTATGGGACGTGACATGGCTAAGAAGCTCAAGCAAGAGTTTCGCAATGTTGGTTTAAAGATGAGTCAGACATCTACTATAAAAAGTCCGCAGAAGTGGTTAGAGGACTACTATAGGATGCAACGATTAAGAGAGATACATATATCAGGAGGTGCAGCATGATTAAATTCTCATTTGTAGCAGCAGTAATTCTAGGTATTTCATTACTCACTTGGTCAAGTAAAAGCCAAGCTATCGGTGATACTGAGCAAGGTATTTTGTGGGGTATCTTTGGCACAACTGTGCTTATGGAGGTATTCGATCCTTCTAATAGAGATGATCAATACTATCCCAACAACCCCACGGGCGAGTTTCCTCCGTTCCGTTGTAATGGTGATTCAGTCACCTGTGCTTATCAAAGAGGTAAGTGGGAACGAGAATATGAGGACTGGCTCAAAGCCAAAGACAGAGCTTACCAATGTGGAAGATTCCCTGAGAATTGTAATCCTGAGTACAAAGGAGCCTAGCACAACGTGACAGAACCAGGTAAGTTGATAAATAGCCGGGACCCCTCGGCTATTTTTTTTTGGATCATCCATGCCATCTTTTGCAAGCCTACAAGAACTTCAGACTGCAATTTCTCAGTTGGGTTATACTGAATTTGAAAAGAAGTCGTCACGTAAACTTGTTATCCTTTTACCACGTGGTGGTGATAGGGCTGGTACACTAGATCAAGTGGCCACAAAGTACAAGAGCTATGGTGGTAAGTATAATGACAAGTCTAGTGAATCAAGTGTTGGCCGATCGGAGTTTACTGGAGGCTACACTGTTCTAGCAAAGATAAAAGGTGGTGGAGGTTCTGGTGCAGGATCCAGTTTAACTAAACTTACTGAGTCAGCACAATGTGTGTACAATGCATGTCACTATGCTGGAGACAAATTTACTAACGCTAACCTTAAAAAGCATTCTGGTAAAGCTGACACCGATGAGCAGCTAGATAACATTCTTAACAAGCTCCCTGATGATTGGATTGTTTCATCTAAACTTATAGCCGAGAAGTTGAAAAAACAATTTCCTGATAGAGGTAAAGGCTACGTACACCATAGAGGATCTTCTTGGGTAAATGCGCTGGAGTCTCATTGGAAAATATTAAACACTGAAGCAGGTAAGCCGTTTGCTAATCTCAATAAATGGTCACCAGCTGATATATGGATGGTATCATCTACTGGCTCTAGAGTCGATCTTACATCTACAAATAACATAGTGGAGTTAAATGAATTACTTGTTAAGATGCTCAAGTCTAAAGATATAGTTGGTGTATCGTTAAAGAAGGTCGTTAACATAGCAAATTACAAAGAACTTAATGTTGGTTTTAATAGACCGACATATAAGTTCGAATCTACAACAACTGGCCTGAGAGGCTTCTTTCAGTCTAACGATGGATATATGATGTTTGATGGAGGCAAGGCCCAGTTTAGAACATTTGGATCAACGTGGCAAGGTGAGTTGAAAGGTAAGAATGCTAACATGGGTAAGGTTTCTGGTGGGCCTATTGAATCTATTATTCGACTTCAGTTCAAGAAAAACTTTGTACCTCAGAGACAATTGTCGAGTAGAACAGATAATGATATGAAGCAGTTTTACGATTGGTACTCATCCATATCATATCATGACGATATCAGCTACGATGATTTTTATGCTGAGTCCGCTAAAAAAGATCAAACGTGGTACATATCAAAAATAATGACTACCCAGCTTATGAGCATTGTAGAGTCATTTTCAACAAAACAAAAAGACGAGTTTGCATCAGCTCTTGTTAATTATGCTGGCTCCGAGTCTGTGTTATCAGGCCCATATGTAAAGGTCTATTAATGAAAAAGTTCTCATCAGTATTATCAGAATCTAAAAATACTCACATGGAGCACATTGAGGACATGGTCTTCAATGAAGGTGCTGCTGGTGCTCGAAGGGCTATCAATTCGTTGAGAAACTTGAGAGACATGCTAGCTGGTAATAGTAATAATAAAGTAAACGCTACCGTGAAGTGGGACGGTGCTCCAGCCATCTTTGCTGGTATCGATCCTAGTGATGGAAAATTCTTTGTTGCCAAAAAGGGGATATTTAATGTCAACCCACAACTCTTCAAAACCCAAGCAGACATCAACAAGGCATTATCGGGTGATCTCAGAGACAAGTTTACTATCGCCCTTAGAGAATTTCGCCGACTGGGCATTAAGCAAGGTGTCTTTCAAGGCGATCTCTTATTCACTAAAGGAGACGTGGAGACGACTACCATATCTGACGAAAAGATGTATACATTCCATCCGAATACGATTGTATATGCTGTGCCTGTTACTTCTAGTCTCGGACAAAGAATTAGAAAGGCGTCTATCGGAATTGTCTGGCATACGAGTTACTCTGGAAGAAGTTTATCACAAATGAAGGCATCGTTCGGTAAAGGCATCACAAAGAAGATGAGACAAGTACCTTCTGTATTCATGGACGATGCTACTTACCGAGACGTTACTGGTAACGCTAAGTTTACTAGTGGTGAAACTGTTAAATGCACTGCTTTAATTAGTATGGCTGGCAAGATGCTTAACACTATCTCCGGCGACGTGCTCAGAATGATCGCTGAAGACGATGAGCTCAAAGGTAAGATAAAGACATATAACAATACCTATGTCAGAGCTGGTGAGCCTTTTCCCAATCCACAAAAGCACGTCCGTGGTCTTCTTAACTACATCGAGCAGTGGTACGATAAAGAGATAAGTACTAAGAAACAGCAAAAGACTAAGGACGAGTGGACTGCTAGAAAGAAAGCTGTCCTTGGAAAGGTGTTTGGTAACGTATCTGACCTTACTAATATCTTTTCATTTATGAATATGATCATTCAAGCTAAGCAAATGATTATAGATAAAATGAACAGAGCTTCTAATATGAAAGTGTTTCTTAAAACACGTGATGGTTTCAAAGTAACAAATCCCGAAGGCTTTGTTGCCATAGATAAAGTAGAAGGTGCTGTCAAGTTGGTTGACAGGTTACAGTTCTCACACGCAAACTTCTCACCAGATGTATTGAAAGGCTGGCAGAAATAAATAATAACAAAAGCGATAAGTCTAAGGAAAACTCGCATGGAAAAAACAGTATTTACATTTGGTAGGTTGAACCCACCTACTGTCGGTCACGAGAAGCTCGTCGATAAGGTCAAGCAGGTTGCAAAGCGACTTGGTGCTGAACCCCACGTCTTCCTCTCCCACAGTCAAAATTCTAAGAAAGATCCTCTTAACTATAACCAAAAGTTTAAGTATGCTAAGCAGGCTTTTGGTAAAATAGTTTACAAGTCCAATGCGCGCACCGTTATTCAGATAATGCAAGAGCTTGAAAAGATGAATCACAAAGACGTTGTGATGGTCGTTGGTTCTGATCGTGTGCAAGAGTTCCGTACTTTACTCAATAAGTACAACGGCAAGGATTATACTTTTAACAGTATCAAGGTAGTGTCTGCTGGTGAGAGAGATCCAGACGCTGAAGGCGTGTCTGGTATGTCGGCGTCTAAGATGCGCGCTGCTGTGTCAGCAGGAGACCAGTCATCATTTATGAAGGGTGTCCCTTCTAAACTATCAAGACAATCAGCAGCTAGAATGTATTCAGACTTGAGGTCAGCTATGAACATTACAGAAGACTTTAATGAATTCGATTGGGATCTGTGGGCAGAGACAGTTGACATTGATGAAGTAGAAATTATAGACGAAGCAGTTCTTTCGTTCTCACAACGAATAAAGCGCGCTCGTACAATGAAAAGACTTGCTCCACGTATGAAGAACCTTCGTCGCATCAAGAAGTTTCGCATGGCAGACAAGAATATCTTAATGAAGCGAGCTCGCAAGCAGGCTATCAGTTTGTTTAGAAAGAAAGTTGCTGGTGATAAAGGTGCACATTACTCACAGCTGTCTCCTGCTGCTAAGATTTCCATTGATAAATTAGTTCAGAAGAAAATGCCCGCGGTAACTAAACTAGCTCAGCGTCTACTTCCAAAGGTCCGAAAAGCAGAGATAGAAAGGTTAAGAACTGCTCGTAAGACAAACGAGTCACTCGAAGAAGGTAATAAGGCACAGCTTGGTATACCAGCTAATGCTACTAATGCTCAGTTAAGAAAGATTCGTAGCAGCGACTCATCGACTAAACAACAGAAGCAGAGAGCACACTGGCTACTTAATATGCGTAAAGAGGAAGACGAGTCTTTAGATGAGAAATGCTGGCCTGGTTATAAAGAAGTCGGTGGTAAAATGAAGAACGGTAAGATGGTTCCCAACTGTGTACCTGAGGAACTAGATGATAAAGATGTACCAAAAGTTAAAAAGATTATTAAGAAACTTAAAGGTGCAAGCAAGGCTCATGCTGGTCAAGCAAAGGACCTAGAAAAAGCAGTTAACGAAAAACCTGAAGTACCTCAGGATCAAGATATTCAAGACCGTAAGGGAACTCAACCTAAGAAGTACTTTAAGGATCTTTCAAAGTCTACTAAGACTGCTCGTGATGCACACTTTAAAAAATATGCTAAAAAGGATGATAGCAATCCTGACAACTACAAACCGGCTCCGGGTGACAAGAAGGGTAAAACTAAACCATCAGTTCACACTAAAAAATATAAGCAGATGTACGGAGAAGATTATAATACACCTGCAGCGGAAAAGGTAGATGCGAACAAGACTTACAAAAGGTTCGCTGCTTTAACAGATTTAGATTTGAACACATACAACCGTAACCTAACTATAGATGAGTATTCATACGGTCCTGCTAATCCTGATAATGAGAAAGACTCACAAATGTTTTGGGAGAAGAAGGCTGATCTTTGGAACTGTAGTGTAGATCAAGTCAAGTCTATGAGATGTAACAACTGCTCTGCTTTTAATCAATCAGATCAAGTTAAGAAAATGATGAGCGATGCTTTGGGTCCAAAAGGTAAAGACATTACCGAAATGGCCGATCTTGGATATTGTGAATTCTTTGAATTTAAATGTGCTGGAGAAAGAACTTGTGACGCGTGGGTTGGTGGAGGTCCTATAAAAGAAAGTAACGGACAGACTGATGATGTAGCAGACATAGTCCCGGACCGTATTCGTATTTCTATGATTTCTGGATCTAAGAAACGTTTCCTTAACGATAAGTTTGAAAAGATGCTCGAACAGGATAATGTTACGAGAACTAAGGACAGGCATTCAGACGAAAAGGAACGGTTAAAGACTCAGCACAAGCGAGAGAAAGAACAACAGAAAGCTGCTCACGACAGACAGCTTGACCGTTCTAAAATTAGAGACATTAGGACTGAGAGCTTAGATGAAATGTTCGAAGCAATGCAGCGCAAGCAGCAGAAAGGTAGTTCATCTATTGTACCCCGTAATAACTACATGCTTGATGAAAAGCAGATTGATGCGTTGAAAAAGAAAGCTGAAAAGTCTGGCATCCCTTATGGTACTTTGAAGAAGGTATACAATAGAGGTATGGCAGCTTGGAAGAGTGGCCACCGTCCTGGCACTACTCCCCAGCAATGGGCCTTTGCTAGAGTAAACAGTTTTGTAACAAAAAGTAAGGGCACGTGGGGTGGGGCTGATAAAGACTTGGCTGCTAAGGTGCGTAAGGAGGAAGGCGGAGCTGGTGAAGAAGGTTCTAGTCGACTCTCTAATAAGTATAAAAAAGATACACCAGGAGAATAAGATGTTAAAATTTAGCCAGTACATTGAAGAGGCTACTTATCAGGGTAAAAAAGTTACTCTTAATAAGCCTATGCCTGGTGATGTAAAAAAGTCTAAGGTGTATGTTGATCCTGATGGTGATGGTAAAGCCAAGAAGGTAAACTTTGGTGACAAGAATATGAAGATCAAGAAGAATAATCCAGCTCGCCGAAAATCTTTCCGAGCTAGACATAATTGTGATAACCCCGGTCCAAAAGATAAGGCAAGATACTGGAGTTGCAAAGCCTGGTAACAATCTATGGATTTGAAATGTGAGAGAATCCTAGATGATAGTGATTTAGACTTCCTGAGAGACCTATCAAAAGAACTGAAGTGGAAAGAGATTTATCAGCTTTGGAATGTATTCAAATGCCGTATATCTCGACCACACGGCAGAGACAAGCACATTACTGAGAAAATGAAAACCCTTTTGGGTATAGATTTTGATTGTGACGGAATTACTTATTTTCTTGATTATGTGCCGGGATCATTTACAAGGATGCATCACGACCGTGACTCTGAGTTAACTGTTATTACAATCTTGGAACAAAACAACTTGGTTGGAGGCTACAGTTTATTCTACGATAATTATCTTTGCCCTGAGGGTGGAAGACCTAACACATTAGTGTGTCGTAGAGATGATAAAGAGAAGGAGTCACCACCATACAATCAACCAATAATTCCTGTTGTAGTTTCTCCTAAGGTAGGGGATAGTCTAATCTATGACAAACATCTTAACCATGGTGTGTCTAGAGTTCAGTCAGGAAATAGAATAGTATTTGTTTGTTGGTTTAGAAAGAAATAGGTTTGTTATGAGAGGAATGCAGGCGATTGAAAGAGTCGTCGAGTATGGTGACGTTGATACTGTACTAGATATTGGATCGTGGAATGGCGATCATGCTAACTATCTTAGGGGCCATGGTAAGACAGTTAGCACAGTAGACTTTAATGTCAAGGCTGACTATCAAGGAAATTATCTTGATCTAGATCTGCCACAGTTTGATTGTATATGGTGCTCGCATACCTTAGAGCATCAGACCAATCCAGGTACGTTTCTTTTAAAGTGTTGGAACGACCTTAAAGATAATGGACTGCTTGCTGTTACTGTTCCCAGTATGGAAAAGTATGGAACTAAAGTAGTAGATGGCCACATGACATATTGGAATGCTGGTGTACTACTCTACCATCTTATCCTTACAGGTTTTGATTGCAGTGAAGCTAGAGTAGCAACATATAACAACGAAGTGTCTGTGCTTGTTCGAAAGGTTAAAGCTAACCTTCCCAGAATATCAAGTGACAGAGGTGAGATAGATAGATTATCTAAGTTCTTCCCTATTGATGTATCACAAGGGTTTGATGGATCAATAAAGGAGACTAACTGGTGAAAGCTGGTATAGTTGTAAATGATAGTGGTGCCATCTATCGAAACGCTGCACTTGCGTTTGGTAAGTTGTTTGACGAGGTATATCTTTGTAATGAGAGCACACTAACAGATGAGCTTGACACTTGTGACATGTTTGTGGTTATCGGTAACTATTTTATAAACTACTACACACAAAGAGCCGGCCCAGTAAAGAAATACGTTGCAGCTAGTGGTAAGCCATTCATAGTTGTAACAGGAAGTTTGTTTAACACAAAGAACCCACACAAGTATGTAAGACTTAACGTCAATGGGTTCTGTAACAACTTTGCTATGATGCCACCAAGTAGTCCTGAAAGACTCATAAAGCTAATGTCTTTTCATAACCTGCAGCACATAGGCAAACACACGAGAGGAGACAAAATAGTAATAGCACCTAATGCATTAGCATCTCCTATGATGTTTGGTAAAGATGTTAACAAGTGGGTCTACTTCTTGATGGATCAATTAGAAGATATAACCGATAGACCAATACAATTGAGATATCATAGGAAAGCTGTTATTGAACCAAGCGCATGGATGAGTAGAATTCATAAACGGTTTGGAGACATTATAGATATCTACACAGATCAAAAAAGTGATAATGGTCCATTAGAAGACGCATACTGTGCTATTACTTACAATTCAACATTTAGTGTGCTATCACTGTTATCTGGTTCAAGTAACATAACAATGCATCCTGGTAACTTTGTATACGAGATTACTAAGAATAGTTTAAGCGAAGAAAACCTTACATACTATCCAGGATACAATGAGATTGAAAGTCACTATAGTAAACTAGCTAACATGGAATGGAGTGTTAGTGAAATAGAGGACGGTTCAGCTTGGGAGGTGTTGGGTCCCATGGTTGAAGAGAATATACAGTTGAATAGGCAATGGTTATGAAGTGGTTGGATAGATTAATGGGTATACCTTTAGAGGAAAACCCAATTGATAAAGCTATAACCGAAAAGGGACAACACCCTGAGGTAAATAAAGTATATGAAGCAAGGTGGGTTTGGTACCATACCATCCTGGCTATTGAAATTGGATTTACAAATATACTTCTTTTGTTGATCCTTGCTGTACTAGCGTTTAAGTGAGATTGATATGTTAACTGTGTATGTTGGTTGGGACTCGAAGGAGCCCGAAGCGTTTGATGTATGTAAGCATAGTATTGAAGAGACTGCGTCTAAGCCTGTATCGGTTATACCGTTAAAGAAAAAGCAGTTTATTGAAAGACAGTTGTACTGGCGACAAGAAGATAGTAGAGACAGTACAGAATTTACAATGACAAGATTTATGGTACCTTGGTTAAATGGATACTATGGTAAAGCAATCTTTTGTGATTGCGACTTCTTGTTTGAGACAGATATCATGGAGTTGGTAGATCAGTTTGATAAAACCAAAGCAGTACAGGTTGTCAAACACGATTATACTCCAAAAGAAAAGACCAAGTTTCATGGACACGTACAGCACGTTTATCCAAGAAAGAACTGGTCTAGCCTAGTAATGTGGAACTGCGCACACGAAGCAAACAGGTCCCTAAACTTAGATGTGATAAATAGTAAGGACCCAAGCTATTTGCATCAGTTTAAATGGCTTCAAGATGATGAGATTGGTGAGCTTAGCCACGAATGGAATTGGCTAGAGGGACACTATCAAGAACCTAAAGATGGTAGTCCAAAGGCAATACACTTCACCAGGGGTGGTCCTTGGTTTGAAGGATACGAGAACGTACAGTATGCAGACCGATGGTTGGCTGCACAGAAGAGGTTAAAAGAAAAAGATGACGACTCACCGCTCACTCGAGAACTCAATCAGAGACATAATGGCGACGACTTCAATCCAGAGTACGCCTTTAGAAGAATCGGTTGAAGAGATAGTTGAACAAGATCCACTTCTTGCTGATGAACTACCAGTTACTGAAAACGGTCAAGACGTTGAACACGTAGAACAAGAAGAGATTGTTGAAGCTCAAGAACCAGAAACTTTATCAGACGACTCAGCTGACCTTGAAGAAGAGCAGCTCGATGAAAAAAAGCTGGATTCCTTTGGCCGTATGGTACGATACACTACACGAGGCGGTAAGACAGCTGACTACA